GCAAGCCAGGCTTTGTCCCCAGCCCCCAGCAAGCGGCCTTCTTTGATTTTGTCCGAAGCGGGTCAGGCAATTGCATCTTGCGTGCGGTGGCAGGTGCGGGCAAGACCACCACGCTGATCCAGGCTTTGAAGCTCATGGATGGCCAAGTCTTCTTTGGTGCCTATAACAAAAAGATCGCTGAGGAGATCAAGCTGAAGGCGGGCCAAGCCAAGGTCGACCGCCCCGGTATCTACATCTCGACCATGCACGCAGCGGGCTTTCGAACCTGGATGCAGGTCTATAAGAATAGCCGGGTCGACGATAAAAAAGTGATGCAGCTTGTCGACGCCATGGTCCGCACCCAACGCTTGAAAGCCTCGGAATGTCAGGTCGCATCCCTGGCCGATCAATACCGGCGCCTGGCTGACCAAATCAATGATTCCATGACCTTTATCACCAAGATGGTATCTTTCGGGAAGCAATATCTGATCGGCATTACCTCCGACCTGCATGCGGACCGGCCCTGGATGACCTTAGTTGAGCATTTCAGCGCGGACGAGGAGCTGCCCGGCGGGGTCGAGGAGCTGCCCGGCGGGGTCGAGGAGCTGCCCGGCGGGGTCGAGGTCTTGACCGCGCTTACCTGGGTGCGGGAAATCTATCAGCAATCCATCGACCGCTGCAAAGAGGTCATCGACTTTGATGATATGATCTTCGCGCCACTGTTTTTTAATTGCCGCTTTTTCAAATACGATTGGGTCTTAGGGGACGAATGGCAGGACACCAATCCCGCGCGCTTGGAGATGGCTTGCCGCATGCTCAAAGACAATGGCCGCTTCCTGGGGGTAGGGGACGAGCGCCAGGCGATCTATGGGTTTGCTGGTGCAGGTGCGGATTCCCTGGCCAAGACCATTGAGCGGCTGAATTGCAAGATTTTGCCGCTGACTGTCACCTACCGATGCGCCCAGGATATCGTGGCCTACGCCCATCAATGGGTCGACCATATCCAAGCACATCCGAGCGCGCCCAAGGGGGTCGTCCGGCCGGCCAAAATAGACCCCGCGGTCAAGACCCCCGATAATAAGGTGGTCCCCTGGTTCCTTCAGGACGCGCCCAGCGTCGATGATGCGGTGCTATGCAGGTTTACTAAGCCCCTCATCGTGACCGCCTATGGGATGCTGAGGGCCGGGGTCGCAGCTAAGGTAGAGGGCCGGGATTTGGGGTTAGGGCTTTGTAAGCTGGCGCAGCGTTGGAAGATCAGCCGCATTGACAGCCTGGATGCCAAGCTGGATGAGTATCTGGCCAATGAAGTCCGCAAAGCGCAAATAGCCAAGAATACCAAGCGGGAAGATGAGGTTATAGACCGCGTTGCGACTCTGCGAATCTTCATGGATCGCTGCAGGGAGCAGAAGCTTAATGACATTCCCAGCTTAGTGCGGGAAATCAATTCGCTCTTTGCGGATAATGTCACGGGGGCTGTCGTGCTATCAACCGGGCATAAAGCCAAGGGTCGGGAATGGCCCCGGGTATTCTGGATTCAGCACACCGACCGGCCTGGCCGGGGTACTGACGATTGGCGCACAGTCGAAGAATCCAATATCAAATATGTTATTACCACCCGCGCAATCAGCGAATTGGTTCTGGTGCCTGAGATTAAAAAGGATAGCTAATGCTTTACTGGACTTGCCCAAGGTGCACGGGGAAGACCCTGGTGCACCTGCTGCATTGCAGCTCTTGCGGGGAGGATAAACCGCGCCCGCCTCATAAAAAGTCTTAGATCGTATAGCCGGTCACAATAAGTTGATAATTAGGAGATCCGCTGCCGACGCTGGTGTAGTAGATCGTTTGCGATCCAACAATAATCGGCTGGTTCGTAAAGCTGTCGGACTTGGTGAAAGCCGCGGTCCCAATCAGCCCCATCTGTTTGTTAGCGTTTCCAGTGGTCTGCGCTTGCAAGGTTATAGCGCTATTGGACCCATTCGATGAGCTGACCAAAACAAGGCCGTCAATCGATTTTGCGTTTGGTGGAATAATGCTTGCAAGACTAATAGCCGTAGGGGTGCTTACCACTGCAGGACTGTTCAGCGCGTTGAGCTGGTTACCAAACCAAGTCCGACCCATCCAAAGACCAAATTTGAGATAGCCCGCGCTATTGGTCGGCAGGACCGCAACTAATCCGGACGGCCCATATCCGGCTGGCATCGCGCTACCGCCATAAACACTTGGCAAAACACCCGAACCAGTGGCCACTGCAAGCAGCGCTGCGCTCTGGGTGGTTATGTTGTAGATTGCATAAATGCCCACATAGCTGTTGCTGGGGGAGGAACCAGTGTCCATCCCACCCGCGCCGGTCGTTGTCAGATTTATGGTGTTATTGAAATTGCCAAGCTTCCAGGTAAAGCCGCCCAACGCTTTCCCAACAATGACTTCATCCGCGGTAAAGGTAGCGGATGAGGCACCTGCGGTTACCTGCATAAATGCATTACTAGCAGCGCCAATAAGAGAGCAGGACCCAGAAAGAGTCTGGATGAAGTTAGCGAGATTAGCGGTGATCGAGCCATTATCGACCATAGACAGCCCACCTTGCTGGACGACAAAAGCTGCAATCATGGCCGCAATCGAGGTCGCCTGGCGCGCGACCTTATTGTAGCGCGACGAGCTGGCCACCGTATCCGCGGTTTCCCCGGCCGGAAGCGCTGCATCAGCTGCGTAGGTGGACTGGCTTTCAATGTTTGAGGAGGTATTCGCAAATACTAGGTAGTCATTTTCAATGGTCATCGGAGCCCCTTTAAGAAGCGGTATAGGTCGCGGATACGCCCATCGGTCGCACCGTCAAAAGGCCTTGCAAAAAAAGCTGCTTTATGAGCGGGGTGTAGGAGCCGGTCATGGTGTAAGCCATGGTCATATTTTGACCGTCGACATACTTTATAGTTACCCCAGGAAAAAGCGTCGGGAAGATATTTAGCAAAATTGCTGAGATCGCCTGGTTGGTCCCATTCGTTGCATTGTAAGCAACCTTAAGTTGCAAAACCGCGCGATAGGTTACGTCCGATAGCATAACAAGGCCGGTCGTCGGATCGAAAGGGCCAAACCAAGCGCCCTGATCCCAGCCAAGGCCTGCGGTATCCCAAGTGAAAAACACGCTGGCAAGCGGGATCTTCAGGGTCCGGCTAAAGCCGATCCACAGGCCGACTTGATCAAGCTGCGCACCGACCGCATTATCCAAGTCGAACTGGGAATATAGCTGATTTAGAAAAGCTTGGATGTCGATAAGCGGCTGCAGAGTAGCAACTAACGTTGCTATGAATTTTGGTTGGTTGCGATGCTCCGAGGTCACCCGACTAAGATAGGTAAGCATATTCCCGGTATTGCCGGGCACCGAAGCGGTCATGTTGCGGTCACCGTAACATTTGCAGCGGTGCAGGCTGCCGCTTCGTTGTAGGCAATGATAATGTTGCTTGCAGCCAAGCCCCCGGACCCGGTGCGGGATATCTGGATGGAGACCACATCATAGGTTGATGAGCCTGCTCCGCCGTTGAGATTGGCCGGTAGCATAAGCCGGTTCAAATAAACATCCCCGCCAATGGGCAGCGCTGCAATATAGGCCGCGACTGCAGCAGCGATCTGCGTTCCGATGACCGTGGTATAGCCGCCACCCGGAATGGTTGATGCCAATATGGTGATAGCCACCGTAATGGTGACCTCGGTCGGGGCAGAATACTGAATGGTTTGCGAATTGCCGAAAGGGTCGAGCACGGTCTCAGAGATGCTGCCAAAGGTCCCGCACCCGGGGTCTTTGTAGAGCTGGATGGTCTGGGCAATAATCAGCGCATTGCCTCCTTCGATGACCACCGCGATGCTATTAGCCGGCACTCCGCCCACCGTAGCGCTAGTAGCATTTTCTACAATGTTTAGTCGGCCGCCAGAATTGATCGCAAGCAATGCCCCCTGCAACCCCTGCAGCAAGGTCTCCGACGCTTGTGCAACGCTATTGGATTGCCTGATGCGCAAGGCGCCATCCAGCTCAATTCCATTGCCCGGGATGGCCGCGGTGGCCGCAATCGCGGTTTGCCAGCCTTGCTGCGGATTGACGATGGTAAAGGTTTGCGGGGCCGCTGCAATGGCGCCCGCAGTCTGACAGGTCGCTGTAACCGTAATCGTCCCTGAGCTGGGGATAATGACCAGCGCTGGCAGCGACCATTGGTTGTTGTTGGAGTCCGCGATGACCCCGTTGATGATATTGCTCTCAACAGAGCCACCAATCGCAACCGGGATAGTAGATGCGCTTGCCACCTCGCGCGCAATGCCGTTGATCTTAACAATGCTGGAAAGCCCGGCCCCTTGGGCGGTCGCGGGACTAAAATTGTTATACGCTGCGATACAGGCCGCATTGGCATCGTTGATCGCGGTCGCCAGGATTGCCAGGAATTGATAGTCTTGGGTATCATTACCCAGATAGACATCGGACCCATAGATGCTCTGATACTGCGTTGTCAGGTAGCTGAGGATTGCTGAGTATGACGGCGCATGGATGCCCGCGCTGTCGACGTAGCAAGAAAGCCCGGATACCCCACCATTACTGCCCGACATTGAAGTTTACCTCTATATCCGCAGGAGCACTGTACTGGGTCTCGACCGTGCAGGAAATGTTCAAAATCCGCGTGGCGCTGTTGACGGAGCTAACATAGGTCCCGGTGACGATCCCGGTCACCCCTTGCGTGCCCAGGATGCGCCCCTGAATTACCACATCATAAAGCCCGCTGGTGTATTTGCCGAGCACAGAACCATCCCAGTCGGTCCCGTCGGTCGTATCCAAAAACCATTCCCCTAGAAATAGCAGCAAGCGGGTCTGCACTATCTGCTTGACCGCTGCTGAGCTATTCACAAGAAAATTGCTTTGGCTTTGGCCAAAGGTCATATCCCCATTTGCATCGAGCGCTCTTACTCTCATTCGTTGGGTGGTCCTGTTTCAGCGGGGCTGCCGATTGCAGCGGCTTTCGGCACCGGATGCGCATGCATGTAGCCGACATCAACATCATTATGCATAAGGGTAGGGGAGACAAAGTTGATCCCGCCTGGTGCTACGACATTTATGACTTTGCTTGTTGGGTTGATCTCATAGTAGGTGGTCCCATCCAGCGACCGAAATTGCGCGGTGGTGGTTGATACCCCGGTCAGCGCGCGAGCCAAGCTGCGAGGACCAATGATCGCAAAGCCATCGGATAAATCATGCAACCTTAAATCCGTCTGGGGCTGCACCCCGCCAAGCTGGAACCACCCATCAATGCACCTATCCGCAATGACGTAAAGGCATTCATCACCGGCCGCAAGGGGGAAGGTCAAGACCCCACCGCCGCCACCCATAAAGCAGACCGGCACGTCGAGCAGCAAGGGAAGCTGTACTTGGTTTATTGTCCCATTCGGCTGGGTCTGATTACTCTTAGTCGCTGGCTGCACCACCACCGTTCCAGCCACCGCATTATAGCTCTGGATTATCCCCGGACCGGCGCACCACATATCAGCCGACGCGGAGGCGATAGCCATCCGCATGACCTCTTCCGGATCGCTGTAGCGCTCTCTTGGATCAATAGTCATGTCGGGCCTATGGTGTCAATGTAGGTGCCAGTGATGGGCGGCGGGGAGGTCGCCCCGACGCAGATAATATGGTTGAACCAATCATTGCCCCGGGTATCGCCGACCCGTTCCAGCCAATAGATACGGTAAAAACCATCATTTTCGATGGATGGGACAAATTGCAATGCAGTGTAGTCGGTGCTTAGCGCAAATTGCAGAATGTCTTTGTTATTGATCTGCAAGTAAGAGCCCGGAACCATGCGGGGGTCGAGCAAGGTCTGCAGGTCGATCCCATCCAAAGTCTGCTGCGGGAAACCAATCAGGCCAGTTGCGGAATTGCATATGATGGCCTCACCAGGCAGACCGCCATCCTTGGCAACGGTCGTGGTCTGACCATTATAGATTGACCAATCACACTGGTTGTTTATGGCAAGCTTACGTCCGAAAGCGCGAGCCATACCAAACATGACCTTACCGCGGGCCGCACGCAAGGTGGAGAATACCACGTTGTTGCCAACAGTAATCCCAAAAGGGGAGAGCGATTGCGTAACCTGCTTTGCAACATCGCCCTGAGTCCAGCCAGCGGCCAGCGAGGTATTCACCACCCCATAATTGTAGGCCTGATCGCTATCGGCTGCGATGATGTCGATAAATGTATCTGTTGCATTTTCCCGACCGCGCAAGACTTGCTTTATGGTTCCGGAGAATATAAGTCCAAAATTGCTTTCATAACCTGCACTAAGCTGGACCTGTCCGCCATCAGGCTGCTTCGCGCTGGGACTTAAGGCAAACACCGTATTGGCGGTCGCATCCGCCAAATTATAGACCCGAATCGTCGCGGTCTGCGGGGTGTTGATGGTCGCGCGCGTGACGTTAAATTTGATATGGAGCTGGGACAAATCCAATGAATTGCCGCCGCTGCTGGGGCCGACCTGCAATGAGCAGGCCCGCAAATATTGCGCCCCGCTCATAGGGGATTAGCAACCAGATAGAGGTGGGAAGTCGACCCAAGGTTATCATAAGTCGGACGCTTCAGCGGTTGATCATCAGTCGCCACAAAAAGCGCAAAGCCCAGACCAAGATAAGCGTATTGCGCAAGCAGGTCGGCCCCGGTCGTCAGCGGAATGCTAGATAAGATGGGGACGCCTGCTGAGGTAAAAATATCCATGCACCAACCATTAAAGGTGTTTTCAACAGCTGCCTCTGCGGGATAAATGGTTAATTCCCCATTTGGCTCAACAATAACATCCCCGCTTGTAAACACGGCCAATGATCCAAGATATTGCTCAACCGTATTGATGGTGTCCTGATTAAATATAAAGGTAGTTGAAGTATTTGATTGCGCATTAGATCCGACGCTAACATCCCTATAAATGAACTGCAGAATGTATTGCGTCCCAAAAATGTTGATGTTAAATTTCTGCGGACTCGGGCTTAGTGGGATCTCATAAGCGACATAGGTGCTTCCGCTCATGGCACTTTAACCCCGAAGGATTGCAGCGCTTGCGTGCCGGCCTGGGATGCGGATAGCAGATATGACTGGTTATTGCTGCTGCCGCCGGTCGGGCTTTGGCTGCCATTATCGATAACAGGAGCTGTCTGCTGCGGTGTTATATGCTGGTCCTGCGGGGGCAAAGTCGTAGCGCTAGTCTGGACAATAATGATCTGCTTGCATTCCAGGGTCACCGGCAACGAGTAAGCGCTTTCATTAGTGGTCTGCGTTGTTATGGATTCCAGCAGCATGTTTTGGTACATGCGCTTGCCGGTCACAATGGTAATGGGCTGACGTCCGTTCTGCAGCGCTATAAGCTGCTGGTAGATTCCCTGGACATAGCTTTCCGAGAAATCAAAGAGCGATGCCTGCGTATTGCTCCACATGCATTGAATGGTCACCGAGGATGGATTTTTGAAAGCATGATCGGTTATGGCAGCACCCTGCTCAACCGGATGCTCGGTGATGGTCAGCGTATCTTCATGATCTTCCTCAATCACTATGCCAGGGATGATCGGGCCGATGGATCGGTTGCTACCGCTGAAAATGCCTATGAGCGATGCAGCTTCCAGGGCCGAGGCAAGCGCTAAGGATGTCCCGCTCATTAATGCCCCCCATCAACCGCATTATTCAGATTGCGCGCTAACCCAGCATTTACCTTGCCCTGATGGGCTGCAAGCTGGGCAGCAGTAACGCTGGATGGTGCTGTTATGGTAGTAGTCTGATTTATGGTTATGTTTTTTGCATTGTAGGGATTGCTGGGGTTGAAGGCCGACGATAGGGCCGCAGCGGACGCAGCGCGGTTTGTAGCGGCCTCCATCTGCGCCATGGGTCTTTCCCCCAGGATGGAGACTATAGCCCCGTCCTGGCCCGCACTATAGCGCCCGCTGGATAGCAATTTGCCGGCCGCTGCAGCGCCCCGGTCACCGGTCAGACCTTTCAGCTCATCACTATAAAATTTGACCTGTTCATCGAAAGTGCTTTGCGCCATTGGATGACCAAAAATCTGCGCAAAGGCAAGCTGGCGATCCTGGTGCCATTGTCCGATGCCAAGCGCTTCCCCATTATCACCAATACGTGTCGGGTCAAGATCACCATCTTCCGCCAGCATATTAGCGATGATGCCGGCCGCTGCATTCTCTGACCAACCAAGCCCTACAAGAATGTCATGTGCCTGCTTGATACGCGGATTATTGAGCGCATCTTCCTGCTTGCGGTCGTTTGCCGCGACTAGCGGGGAAGCATATTGACCGCCGCTGGTATTGCTGGAATTAAGCCCGTAAACAAGACCCGCGGTCGCGGCAATGCCGATGGCCGCAGGAATGGCAACGGTCGCAGCGGTCAAGCCTTCGCCTGCTGCTACAGCAGCGCCACCAGCAGCCTCAGTATCCCCTGCTAATGCAGTGGGCACAGTGGCGGGTGCGACCCCTGGTAGACGCAGCCCAGCAAGCGCACGGGCCACCTTTGCGATGACGCTAAGGACCCCGATCAGCCATTTGCTGCCAAAGTAGATCAGGAAGCCTTCAAAGACACCATAGAAGCCATCTTTTGAGGAGAACCATTTGACAAACTCTTTGACGTTTTTGATGGCCGGTTCCCAGGCCTTCCAATCGATTAAGCTCTTGCCGCCATTCTTCCAAGTCTCATAGTCCTGATAAAGCAGCAAGAGGGCCGCAGCTAAGGCCAGCACCGCACCTATCGGTGAAAATACAAAAGCCAGGTTGAGCGCGCGCCAAGCAATAATGACCCCTGCGGTAAGCTCCACAAAATGCTGCTGCGCTGGGGACAAAGTCAAAAATGCTTTATAAAGCTTATCCAGGATATCGAAAGCAGTAGTAATAATCCCGGTAAAGCCATACCCGATGGTCACAATGACCTTGCCGACTCCGACCAGGACATCGGTTATGTTGCCAAAATTTGCAACAATGGCCTCGCGAAAGCGAGCTATGTCCTGCGCAAAAGCCCCGGATAATACCGACTCCGCTTTGATGCCAAGGATCTCGAATGCAGCGCCCAGTT